TTGAAAGGGGGTGGGTTATTTTAACGACCCCTCCCCCTATGTCCAATCTTAAAATTATTTCTGAAACTTTAGACTAACATGTAGACTTCAAGTGCATCGTTGTCTAGAATCTCTTGAATTACTTTATCCATTATTTGGTTTGTCCTGATGTCGTCTTCATCATTGTAATCTTTATCCATCACAACCAATCTGGCTATCAGTGACTCAGTGAAGTATTCATTCTCTTCATCCCAAGTTTTCCACTTAGCATAGTCCTCTTTAGGATTGAAAGGATTGTCGATAGTTGTGAGAACTAAGTTATCTCCATCTTCAATGATTGTGTTAATGTCTACGTCGACGACATCCTGGAGGGTGGGCTGGTTTTCCAAACTACTTCAACTCCTCTGTTAATGTTGACGTTGATACTCCTAATGTCTTAGCGACTTCTGCGTATGTGTAACCCCGGCTCAATAATGACTGGGCCCTTGAAAGCTTAGCGGGGGTTAATTGTACTTGTCTAGGCGCAGCATGTTTTCTAACAATGTCCATGTCCGCATTCTTTAGAATCTGCTCCAGCTTAGTGGCTGAGACAGCACGTGCTTGGATAGCTTCCCACTCTCTATCCGTAATCTTTATGTTGCTTCGTTTAGCACCCACGGTATCTCTTGCTTTCGCCAGGGAACGGGACTTTAATTTCTGCTTGTCGTCTTTAGACATCTCCGGCTTTAGATTACTGTAGTAAAGATTGTTAGTTAGTAGCTGGGCCTGTCTTTCCCTAGGCGCGTTAAGTAGGGCGGTGTTTAGTTTAGCATTAAGGGACTTAATCTCCTCAGCGTACACCTTAGCAGCGTCCTTAGAATACTTAGGACGGGGGATGCTTTCATAAACCTTGGTGGCTGTGTTTTTCACAGACTGGATACCTTTGATATAGTTAGCATACAGTTCATCCTGAACATAGCCTGACGAATACTTATGGGGGTCGAAATTAGGGTCGGAGATATCTACCTTTCTCTTGGACCTGGATACTAAAGTCGATGCCCCTCTTGATATCTTACCGGTGTCTGGATTAGTATGCGTTTGGTATCGTTTAACTAATGCTGAGATACCATTATCAACAGCCGATTGTTTATAGTCTAGGTTATGTTTCTCGGAGTCGATAACAACCATCGAGTGTTTAACAGCCCTAGCTATCTCTGATTGACTAGCGCCTTTAATAGTCATGTCGGTGATTAGGTTTGATATCTTACCCATCTCTAACTGTTTAGTTCTATCGCTTATGGTTTTATGGTCTCTCTTATAGAGAACGTGCATCTCGTCTCCCCAGTTCTTTAACTCTTTCAGGGTACGGGATGTTTTTATTTGCCGGTTGTTGTTAGGTATAACGAGTGCTGTATCGCCATCGAAGTCGGCTCCTGATAATTTCTCAGCAACAGATGGATGTATACCGACAGCATCTGGTGCGTTACCTATCATGTTTCTAGCAAACTTGTTTCTATTGTTAACTACTAGTTCTGGAATTTCAAAGATGCCACCATGCGGATGTCGAACAAGAACAACTCGTTCGCCGTCTTCGTACCTAGGCGCGTAGATTTCGTTAGGTTTGAAATCCTTATCGTTTATTGGTAACAATACATGGTTCTTAGTCTTGGGTAATCCCCGAGCTTTCAAATGTTTAGCCTTCGCATCTAGACCATCGATGTATGATTCCATTAAATACTTCTTAACTACAGGGTTTGTCATTGAGTTAATCTCATTGAACTCTCTAACTAATCCCTCATGCGTTGCGTCTAGTCTATCCTTTATAAGACTAATTGATTGTTTAGATAGAAACTGGGATGACATAGTAGTTGACCATGTGTTCCAGTCTCCTTGCTCGTTAACTATGTTTAGAGCACCTTTCTGTCTGATAACACTACTACCGAACATAAAACTAGGGTCATCAGTCTCTTGAGGTGTCATCTTCATCTTCTTAAGAACATCCTCAGTAGGAGTACCCTTTGCTTTGTTAGTGTTGAATATTATATCGACACCATCTGGTAGATTCTCCTGAGTATATGCAGCCATACCTTTTAAATACAGGTTATCTCCTGCTCCTATACGAACCTGAGCATACTTACTGTTACCCATATCTAAGTCTTCTACTCCTGGTCTTAGTTCTATCAAACCATCTCTATCCGCTCCACCTTCCTCAGCATATCTAATCTTGATTCTGTTTAGGTCTAGCATTTTAGGAGGCTCTAGCTTTACAAGACTAAGTCCATTATCCTCAGACCAAGTGTCTAGTGGTCGTATCTTGTCAGAGTTCTTTCTGGTATTGGTTAGGTCTGCGTCCTTAGTTAATACTTTAACGGTTGTATACTTGTCACCTGTTGGGTCACTCAATCTCTTAACGTGAACCTGATGAATGTGGTAACCTTCTTCTGCTAGCTTATTAACTACAGCATTGAACTTCTCACGGGAGATACCTAATTGCCTCTCAACACCTACACCAACATCTAAATATCCAGTTCTTTCCACTCCAGACTTGATAGCTTCTGTTATGTTCTCGAGCTGAACCTTTTGCGTCTTCTCTCCAGGTGTCATTTCTTTTAGATAGTTACGAACAGATGCTTCGGACACACCCATTTGTTTACCTATAGCAACATTCGATAAGCCTTGTTCTTTAAGCTCACGAGCTTTTGCTGTATTATATGTTCCTTCTTCAGCACGAGCCCATGTTATACTATTACGTAATTGAGTAGTATTCATACCTAATTTAGTGGCTATCTCTGTAGGTTTTAAACCTCTACTCTTGAGAGTTTCATAATCTCGTAGGAACTTCATCCATCCTTCTGCTTGGTATGGGTCGTCTCCACTACCCCAAGGGTATCGTCCAGATCTTCTTTTAATACCATAATGCAGTATTTTATCTATTGGAGGTTTCTCAAACATCGCAATTCTCTCCTCACATATTACGTTTGATATTTTCTAGAATAACATCAAACTCTATTATTTTATCCATTATTTCACGAATATAGAGAGGTTCTGGTATACTTACCTCAAACCCATTACCCTGATAAATACGCTCTTCAACACTTATAGTAGTAGGGTCTACTCCATATTCCAAACAGAATAAAGCAGCATATATGTCAAGTTGTTTGAACGATGCTTTTGTTATTCCAGTTTTTAAATCATGTATTCTTAATAGATTATCTTTGAATGATAGAGCATCAGCCGTTCCGAATGAGTTAGGACTATAGAACAATACCTGTTCGGATACCATTTTATATCCTATAGCATCATTTACAAATAGGTTAAGAGCTTTCTTTAAGTTAGCTAATCTTAACCGCTTGGTTATGGCTACTGACGCAAACGAATGTAATATAGTTCCCTCTTCCTTAGCCCTCTGGTTACGGTATACCGCTTCTAGCTTCTCAGGGGTATAGTTCAGCCAATGAAAATTACTCGGACTTAGGAACGAGTGTGAATCTCTAAGATCCGAATGATCGTTGAAGTTCAAGCAGTACCGCCTCCTTATTTTCTGGGTATATAAAACTAGAATATGACATTTCTCTCATAGTGTTGACATAGTATTCTTGATTAGGTCGTTGGGTTGCCTTGGCTGATTTCTTGACTTCCAAAGTAGCCCACTTATTATTCCAAAATATAGTAAGGTCTGGAATACCCTGTATATAATTAGGGTCATTCTTAAGCACTATACTTCCGGGAAACATATCTTTTAATTCCTTAATTAAATCGGATTGAAACTTGCTTTCTAATTTTGAAATTGAATTCCCCTCCCTTTTAACCATGCGCTTTCATTGAATCTCTTCTTGGTCACTATAGCCTTATAGATATCTTTCTCAACACTAGAGTTAGATGTGAGGAAGTAGTACTCCAAGTCAGTATATGGGGTGTTTAGTCTATCTATTCTACCTTCTGCTTGTTCAGTTATCTTGAACGAATAGTTCATCGAGTAAAATAATATAGTATTAGTTGTTATGCAGTTCCATCCTTCAGCACCTGCTGTATACTGTACGATATATAACCATGTATCGGTATTAGGGAGTTCGTCATGAACATGTCCGTTCCATTCCCAATACTCCTTACCCAACTCATTTGCAATCTGAATTAGTATATCCCGCTCATAGTTATAATTGTAAAATATGATTAGTTTATCATGAATGTCCATATAAAACTTAGCATTGAATATCCTATCATCGTCAGAGGCTACTAACTTACGTAGGCACTGTAGCATCTCCGAGGCATTCTCAATAGGCTTGTCCTCGAACACATTCCATCTATCTTTCAATATCTGATTATATAACTTCTCATTATATGTAGACGGTATATGTCTTCTATGACGTGTTGTCTTCCTCTCGAAATGCATAGGAATTAATACCTGTTGTCTAAACCTCATTAGCTTACCAACGTTATGATAGTTCTTTATTTTAGGATACTTTACCCATGGGTCGAACTCGACGTGTTGGTCTACGAAATCAGACTTGTTTCTATAGAAGTTATTTGCTATAAAGACTGTCATATATTCCATCCATGTATCTCCGGGTGTTGCCGTTAAAAGAATCCATTTGTTCTTACGGGCGATGGTAATAAAAGCTTTACCCCATGTTGAATATCCGACAACTCTTTGTTCGTCAAATATAAAGAATGCGTTCTCTATCTTGACATATTCCTTAATGTTGTTCCATGAATCTACTACCTCAATTTTAACTCCTGCTCGTTCTGCGTCTTCTTCCCAGTCACCAGTGTCCCTTTTCTTGGCGGTGGTTATGACGTATAATCTTTTGCTAGAGTGGTGTCGTTTATAATAGACAAGAGAGGTCAGTGTTTTACCACTACCAACCCCTCCGTTTAGTATAGAACCAGATTTAATCTTCCGCAGTGCTTCCTCTTGATGCGGATATAATTCTAGATTATAAACCATACTTCGCTGCAAATGGATCAGTCACAATTGTGAAGTATCCGGATTTTAGATACGCTTTAATTCCTGAGTTTCTGTTTACAGACCACTCATAAGGGCGAAGCACTAAATCAACATTTTCAAGTTCTGCCCAGTCTAGCATACCTACCTCGTCTTCAGTCAATCTTGTTGGTTGTCCATTTGAAATTATGAACACATTCGCAGGATAGAAATCAAATCCAACGGATACTTGCAAATATGGGTCTCTCGCATCCTCGTCAGGATCAACCGCATTCTCGTTCTCTCTAGGGAACTTAACGTTCCATCCTTGAGCTGCTAAATCATCAGCGATGTCTCTTGGTAAGAATACCGCAAATGATCTTTCACCGGATTTGTTATAAGGACCTTCTCTACCTTCAAAGTTTTTAAATCCGATTCTAACACTTTCTAAATGTACTGGTTTTGCCATTGTAAAACTCCTCCTCGATAATGGTATGATTTTGTACAAAAAAAATGAGAGGCAAATTGAATTCTACGAATTACTATTTCGCATATATTCAATGTCGTATTTATTCAACTAATGATTCTATAATCACTT